ATTGTCGGTATATTAAAATTCTTTAAGAAATAATGCACTTAAATTAATAACAGTAGCATCATTTTCATGATTAATTGCTAATGAGTCTGAAAATACTAATTCTGAAGGATTATTTTCTGCATGATAAGTTGTTATACCACTAAAACCACGAATACAACCAGTAAAACTATTAGTAGTAATACCAGTATATGTTACAACTTCATCTTCAATCTTAAAAAGACCAAATTCTTTTGGAAAACCCTTTGTACTACTAACATTTACAGTTGTTGAAGTAGTTGTAATACCACTTGTTAACTTTGTTTCCCCTACAATAACTTCGGGAGTTAAATTATCTAATTTTATGTACTGATCAAGATTATCAGTAAGGTCAATCGGACCTCCTTGATATTCCTGAGAAATGTAGTATTGCTTTAAAAAATCGACTGCCTTTGGGCTTTCAGATATTAAAAACTCAGGTACTTGATTTTCAATTATCTGTTGGACTTTGACTCTTTTATCAATTCCAGTGGTTATCATATTATCCTCTTACCAGTGCTCCATTTGCATAACTTGATGTAGTCTTATACCCGACACCAGATATCTGTTCACCAGAAGTAATTGTGTCTTTAATCATATTTATATTGCTATCTCCAACTGCAAAACTCAAATATAAATCTTTTAATCCAATTACATCATTTGACTCAGGAAATGCTTGTATTTCAACAATATTATTATCTCTTTGTGTAGAAGTAATGTTCACTGTTGATATGATAACCTCACCTTTCATATAATCAACAATTCCAGCAGAAGCAACAACTAAAGAACCAGAAAATTCAGTATCACCTTTTACGATTGCTAATACACCCTTTCCACTTCCATCTAAAGTGCCATCAGCAAGTTTATTTGGTATATCTGTAAAATATACAGTATCAACTTGTCCTTGAATAGTGAATCCAGTGCTTTTTATATTCCTACCTGATGGATTAATGTGGAATTGATTACCATAACATAATTCATATTGAGCAAATTGATTTGTTAGTGCTTTAAGATTTCTTCTAATTCGGATTCTTGTTATATTTGATGTAATCGCATCATCAATATTATCAATTACATTTACTAATCTACTATACTTAAATCTTCCACCAAATTTATTAATATCAGTAGATGAACCATATGTAAGAAGTCCATTTATAATATTTGTATTTAATTCAGATACAGTTGTCACCTTTGACTGGTCATAGTAAACATATGAATCTAATTCAACATAAAGTAATTTAAGATCAAGTATTTTCTGGTTGATTCCTGCAAGAGTATATCCTTTTAAATTGGATAATATTCCTTGTTTATCAAAATCAGACACAAATTCACCATTTTTTGGTTTAATTGTAATGAATACCGTTCCAAACTCTGGTGGATCTAATTCTTCACCACCAACAACAGAAACTGATTCTGTGTTTGGATATATTTGTTGTATTACAGACTCATAATCTCTTGCTGTGACTGCTCTATACTGTGATGAATAAAGTCTAGGTGCAAAATACTTAATTGAGTCGATTGACTCTATATTACCTCCATTAGCGGCCGCTGAAACTGTTGTAATCGTTGGTGTAGTTGATGGTAAAAATATTTGATTTGATGAAGATACCACACTACCAGCAAAACTAAACAGAGCAGGACCGTTTCCTTCAGTACCATCAGTAACTATGTAAGAAACAGTGATTACTGCATCATTTTCTAACTTTTTACCAAAGACACCATCACCAAAAAGTAATTCATATCTTTCATCAGTAATCTCTTGTATTAAATAAGTCTCTGATATATCAGTAATGTTTAATATATTGTCTACTTTACGATATTCTCTTCCTAAACCAGTATCAGCAGCACCTTTTACAAATACTTTTATAGTTGAAGTGTCAATAAATGAATTCTCAAGTAAAAATCTTTGATCAAGTGATCCATCTACTGTAAAAGTCTTAGTTAGATATGATCCCTGATATACAACTATGTTATTAAATGATCCAGTGCTACCTATTACATTACCATTTGCATCAAAACTTTGAGTTGTAGTAGTTGTAATACTTTCTGGTATTGAAAATACATATGAAGTGTCATTTGCTGAACCTACACACACTAAACCAGCCTGAAGAGTGATTGTTGGAGTGTTTCCAGAGGTTGTAAAGTCAAAAGATACTGTTGCTTGAGCAGCACTTCTTGATCTTGGCACATATCCAATGTTTCTTGCAAGAGAAACAACATTTTCACGAACGGTTGCAGAGTCTAAGAAGGACTCATTTACAATCATATTAGAGTTAAATGCTGTAATATACGTATTATATGCTAATGTATCAATTAAAACTGAAAAATTAGATCCTTCAAAATCAAAATCCGTAAAATCTGAGTTTGCACGGATATAATCCTTAATTGAAGTCTTAATTTGGTCGAAATCGAGGTTCGTAAACTTAGTAAAAGGCATTTATCTTGTTGCTTCGAGTATGAATGTGAATTCTTGTATAGGAACTTCTTGTCCAACTATATTAAAGAAGATTTTGACCTCAAATTCGTTCGTATCAGGTCGTGGTTCTACTTCAACATCTACATTTTCTATTCTAGGTTCAAAATTTTCAAGTGTAATTTGTATTTGATTTTGAATTACTGATGCAGTACCAAAATCTACAAATTCAAATAGGCTATCACGTACTTCAGATCCCAAAACTGAGTTAAAAAACCTCTCAGTTGGAATAGTTTGTATTAAATTTCTTACAGACTTCTTAATTGCGTTCTCATTTTTAAGAACTGGGAGGTCTTTTGTGATTGGATGAGGGGTAAAAGACAAGCTTATGTCCTTAAATGCCCTCGAAACCCGCTTTATTGCCATATTAACAAGAGTTTTCCTGTTTTATTTATGACACTTTTTTGTAAATGTTATTATTTATCCCAATTCTGGTTCAAAAGGTGCTCTTTTCTTCTCAATTGCTGTATTTCCTGCACCTACATTCATATCAATTACCTCTTCTTCATATAAATTAAGGTCAACAGACCTTTCTTTTGCTGTTTTCCAAAAATAATTCTCATCATTACCCAATCCATCACGGTCATGACCGTTTTCTACCTGATAATAGACAGTTGATACCTTAAAATCAGGCATTTTAGGTGTTTCTGGTGTTAAACTGTTGTCATATATACGCATTCTGTTATTTGGATACAAACAAAACTGCCCATTGTCCAATTCTAAGAGGTTATGAGACTTATGTTCAGCAGGTTGTTCGCTTGTAGAGTAGTCGATTGCGTCTACATCTTGATGATAGTTGTCTAAAGTGCAAATATAAGTACCTGTTTGAGTACCATAGTCCCTTGTCATCACTTCATAATGCATAGATCCAATAAATTGCTTCTGAACTGCGACGACTCCATAGTCCATACAGTTCCAAAACTGTAAATTATGCAATTCCATGTCTGGAGTTGGTGTTTCTGGGTCAGATGTAAACGCAGAAATGGGTAATTTATCGAACATTGCAGCATATTCGGGCAAATAAGTTTCAAAATAGAAGGCACGACCAGGTATACTCTTTGCAGATACCCAGACTCCTTTTACAAATTCACCATGACCACTCTTATGGTCGGTCAAATACTCTTTTCTTACCCATACTTCATAAGAAGGTAGGTTCGCAATCAAACAAGCCACTTATTTTCCTTGTCCTCTAGGTCTTTTACGAGCCGAGTTACGGGGTGTTGCCGAGTATTTCGTGTGTTTTCCACTTCCTTGTCGAGTTTTTTTCGGACGAGATTCGATTGAATTGCCTGTGTTAAATGTTTTTGCCATTACTGATTGTCTTCAATGTTAAATTCTTTTGGTGGGTTTTTTACGTCTGTTTCAAGTTCGAGCGGATGCGGTGTACCATTCTTAAAGAACTCATCTGCTAAGTCCTGCATCTTCTCAAAATACTCATCTCTTGAAAGATTCTCATGAAGAACCTTTCCTTTATAAGAGATACTATATAACTCTGGTTTTTTCATGTCCTACTCGAATACGTGGGTCGCACATAATACGGAAACCTGCCTCCTTTGCATCAAGGCAAAATGAGACATCTTCTCCGCACATATCTTGAACTGCTCCAGACTCAAATATTTGCATCTTCGGAGCAAACCAAGGATACTTAATACCTTCATCTTCAAATACACCATGCTTGATAAGTAACCATCCGAAACCTGCATAGTCCACTGTGAATGGTTTCTTTCTTTTTGCGATGGAATCTAAAGTCTCATGGTTCATCACTCCACCATTACCTTTGAAGTCATCTTCGTCTAACCAGTGAGCAACTGATGTAGTCTTTCCATCTTCTGTACAATACCAACCAGATGCAATCTTTTCGTCCATTAATACAAGTTGGTAAAACTTCTCAACATTAAAAACGATATCTGAGTCAATCCATAACTGATAATCATACTTTAACTTACCATCCCAAGGTAACTGGTCAGGACCTCGAAGAACGTTTGCACCAAGACATTTACAACGGGCAAAATTTACCATTGATGAATAATCTTGTGATATTTGTATACTTGCCTTTGCTTGAACTAAGTCAAAGCATAGTGTGACAAAGTTCTTTAAAAATGTATATGATACTCCTCGACCTGGAAGACAGAATACAACTGTCTTACCTGCTATCATTCTTTTTGCTCTATCGTAATCCCATTCTGGTGTGTCTGCCTGTTTTTTTGCTTTCGCAGCTGCTGATTTAACAGTAAATCCTTTCGCCATACTAAAGTTCAATTATAATTATATAATACACTATTATCTATGCATTGTCAATAAGAAGTTATTTTTTTGTTTTGTTCGGTTTACCTTTCTTATAATTTAATTGAATACCTTTTAAATTAAGTAAAACCATCTTTGTTTCTGTCATTGTCTTATCATAGAAGACAATTGTTTCTTCGTGAATGCCTATGTCGCCACTCATAAATCCTCCTGTAAAGTACCTTTATATCAATTTCTCTCTTTCATTTTATCATATAACCTAAGTATTTACAAGTTTAATGATTGCTTTATATTTACTAATAGGAATGTTCAGTGATATTATCTGCATGTTCTCCATCAACTTCTGTATAGGTTAGATCATCTCTATGATAGGAAACATATAACCTATCCCATATAATTTCAAATAATTCTCTTTCTAGATTTTTAAATAAAACCTTGTCTTCAAGGTAGATGTGGTAGCTCTTTTCTCTAGTCATCTTTTTCTGTGACGATTACTTCTTCTGTATCAATATTAAATCGAAGTTCAGTTCCCTCATACCAGTTCATGTCATTCATTATCCATTCGGGTATGATGGTGTAGTATTCCCCAGTTGTCGGATCAGTCTCTATGGTGGTAAAAATTTCTGCGGGATTTTTTTTCATGTAGTGGATTTCAGTTTTCATTTCTGTCTGTATCTATACCTGGGGAAATTTTTGTATATAAAATGCAACATTTATCACGCTTCCGTAACACTTTGTAGGTTAGGTTCCCACCGCATTTTTAAAAACGGGGGTATAAACCCCCATAACTGCTGTATTCACGAACGAATGATATTAAAGTTATAATGACTAAAGACCTCTCTGTCTACCAACTTATAAACTCCGTGATCCCCTGCCATGACGTACCCTTCTCCTGAGATGTATTCATTACCTATGAAGCATTCCGCATCAAAATTGTCTCTCATTCTGAGCATAAACTGTTCTTTAATATCCTTAACCAACAACCACAACCTAACCAACTGATAGTTAGCAAACTCCTCCGCAACCACTTCGTCACCATCACGAATGTATGCGTTTAAATCCTTCTTTAAAAGTTTCTCTTCAGTAGGTGTTGCAAACTCAACTAAGGTTGCCATCTGACGGGCAAAAGCAATTAACTGTGAGATGTCCTTATCTGCACCCAACTCAGATAACCACGCATCAGGTTGAATGAAGTCTGCACCACGACCAGACAAGAGAGCAAAACTCAAAGGTTTTGCGTTCATGTCCTTGAGTGTGTTCCCTGTATAATAGGTATGCGGAGCAACAACAACTCCCCCGTGCATCACTTCATTAAATGTATATGAGATTGCGTTCGGTTTATAATCTCTGTAACCTCCGAACCCGATGAAGTCACCTTGAAACACTGAGAACGGAACTTCCTCTCTACGGGGTAGACAATGCAAACAACGTATTAAGATTGATTGCAAATTGAAGTCAGGGTGATTGCGTTCAATGTCCTGTACAGTATAATTAACCTTCGGGGTTCTCTTATTAAATACAGACTTCGTGCCAACAAAAAACTTTCCATTCTCTGGGTTAGTTCCCCAAATAATTGCGGGTGATCCGTCAATCTTTACGGAATAAGAGTTTTTCATTCCGTTTGCGAAAGCATCAAGAACAGATAGATCCCCTGTAAGGATCGTATCTTCGGGGTGTTCAATGTGGAGGTTTTTCATATTAAGCAAAGATAGGGTCTGCATACTTTGAGCAAGGGTGCGGATCAGTTGGTGAACAACCGAATGAAGCAATGAATGTGTCTAACTCTTTGATTGCTTCATCAGTTAGATCATCAAAATCAACTCCGCAAATGTGGTCTACTCCCCACTCTGCAACCTCGAAAACGAACTCTTCCCAATCGCAACATACGTGGGCAACATTTTCAAAGTTGTCTACTTTGAGTATTCTTTCTGAAATTCTTTGAACTTGTGGTAACATAATTTTTAAACTTGTTTTGTGGTGTATGTCCTTATTATAAAGGAAAAAGGGATCAACTGTGGATCCCTGTAATAATTAGAAATATTTCCTTTCACCAAGTGAAAGAGGTCTTTCACCATACTCACCACAGTGAGTGTCCATTGTGTCATATGCCTCTGCATATCCGTACTGCTCAGACATTGTGTACATTACGTCATCAATTTCATCAGGTGCACAGTAAAGGTTTTCTGTTTCTTGAACTTTACCAAGTTTGTTATAAGCAATAATTTTGTAATCGAACATAATTTTAAAATTTGTTTTGTGGTGTATAATACTATTATAAAGGGTCAGGTGCCCAAGTGCGAGCACCTGAAACAATTGTTTACAATTCAGAAATCATCTCATTCATTTCTGTTAAGTCTGCCTCCCCCCAGTCTGCTCCGTCAGGTGTTGCATCATTCTTAAAAACTCCGTGAATGTACTGTAAAAACTCTGGGTAGTCCTCACAATCTTTTGCAATATCATATAAACCCTGATCTCCTCCGATCCATAAAGCACAATTCCAAGTTGTCCAATCTGCCCAACCATTATATTCTGTTTTTGGTGTGTCTGTGAGATTTAGTCTTGTTTGAAACATTGATGTAACTCCTTTTGTGTATAATACAATTATAAAAGATAACGGGGACTTTTTGTAGTCCCCGTGTGACAGTTTATAAACTGTCTACTTGAACGCTGTCAATGCGTGGGGTCGGTTGTTACAATACTCAAGGGAGCAAAGATAGACTCCCATGTAGTCTTGAACCTTATTAAAAAGGTTGTTAATTCTCTCATCCTCATTTCTGCCTTCAGCATCCCAAACTCCGTAGGCATTATCCCTTTTGAAATTGAGATCCTCTATCTCTTTTTCAGTTTTGAATTTTGTATCAAATTCAAGGTTTTCAACGATGTATTTCTTATTCATTAGTTTGCCCTCCAGAAAAAAGCATTTTCTCCGTTGATTTGCTTAATCAAGGCATCCTCCTTCATATGTCTATCCTTCTCCAACTCATCACACATTTTAATCAAATCTCTCAAACCTTGAACATCCTTATCAAATTGTTCTGTGGTGTACATGAAAAAACTCCGTTGTGGTGTATACGTTTATTATAGTGTATTAAGGGTACTTATCCAGTACCCTTAACAATGATTTAATATTCTGAAACAATTCTCAACCAACTCCAAACTTCGGATTTGGTTAACCAACCTCTAACGTCTGTCCACTCGTCATCATAATGAAGTTTATCTCCCTTTAAAAGTGCAATCTCATAAAGACCTTCCTTACCTCCATAAGAATGTTCGTGACACGCAACCGATAGACCATATCCGTTGTCGCAATAATACCTTACTACTTCGTCATTCGGTCTGATTACTCTTTTTGAAGAATACATAGTTTTTAAACTTTGTTTGTTATGTACTAATTATAAACAACAATGAGATCAAAATAAACCCACTGTGTGCCACTTTGTTAACTGTCATACTTCCGCTTGTATTTGTTCACGGATGCTCTATAATCCAGTTCGGTAGCGATTGCCATGCCCACTGTATAAAGCGCATAGCAGCCGCCTATGAGTATAAAAAGTTCGATTCCTGTCATTTAAAAGTCCTCTCTGAATAGTTGATAATAAAGGTCGTTCATTAACCCAAATTCAAATGAAGTTGATGCGTGTATATCATCAACCCCATCATAACATTTTAGGATTTCGTTGTAGTCTATTGACATAAATCCTCAAATCTCTTGTTTGCGATTTCGATTTGCTTCTCTTCGTCATAGTATGGGAATGCTTCCTGTACTTCGTCAAAGATTTGTAGTAGCATGTCTTCGTGTGTTAGTGTACTCATGATTAATAGTGGATTACTTGAAAGTGTGCATTGATAAAGTCATCTTCTCTTTTTCTTTTTCTCAACTCCTGCTCACACTCGAAAAGTCTTTGGTCTTCCTCTGGTGTGTTTAGAAGTCTCAATTTTGAGAGTGCTTTAACGATTGTCTTTAACTCTTCTGTGCTTCTGTGTGCTTGTGGGTTCATAATAGAATGATGATAAGAATGTAAAGGAAAATTGCGTTTGATATACTCATTATAACCCCCTAGACCAAGTTGTCTAGGTAGGTTTGGGACACTTCTTTTGCTGGCACACCATCAATCCATTTGTTGATGTGTCGTGATGTGGTCACACTCCACCATTTTTCTGTTCTTACGAATCCCTCCCCGAATACGTAAGCAGCAACTGGTGTGCGGTAGGAAAATAAAATTCTTGCTTCAGAAGTTTCAACCTCTGTCATGTTTGACGCAATTGGTGTTAGTTGCATTGATGCTCCTTTGATTACTTTTTTAATATAACCCACTTTTGAACAGTGTGGGCAAACTGTGTGACACTAATTAAACTGTCCTAATAATATCCCGCAATTTCGCAACCTGGTTCATCATAGAAACATTGAAATGAAACATCTGGGAACTTTTCACGCAATTTGATAATAACTCCCTCTGGTGGACTCCATGCGGTATTAAATGTAATTGCTAGAATTTCTGTGTCCTCGTACTCGATACCTGCCATATCTGGCTCCCACTTGGTGTCCCAGTTATCAACGCACCAGTGATACCATCTATCATCATTTTTACCATCTGGGAAATTATAGGTTTCCCATAATATAGAACCATCTGGGTTTTTCATCTGCTCTAACTTTGGCAACTCTCCGTTCTCGTTTGGTGTATTCTTCCAATCTGGCATAGGAAAAATATCATTAAATGGTGTCTTGCTTTCAAATATCTTTTCAATCTTCTTAAGTTTGTCCTCGTCACCATAAGCCGTGACTCTGTTATAGCACCAATTAGGCATAGTTGCTCCTTGTTTGTGATGGTATAGAGGACTTATACTTAGAAAAAGGGATTACTTTTGCTCTGTTTCAGCACTACCTTAATCAGATTTGCCTCTATGTACATATTATAAACAAAAAAAGGGAACTATTAAAGTTCCCTTGTGACACTTATTTAAGTGGCATAATTCCCTTTACATCCTCACTTAATATGGTAGACTTACCGTTTGTAACGTTGTCAACCATATTATCGTAGGTCTGGACATCCCATCCCTTTTGCTCTGGTACTTCCATCTCATAAGCAAACATAATTGTTTCATAGAGATAATCAAACTGTGTGGGTGTCAGTTCGATGCATATTCCATTTGGTCTAGACATTTGCGAAGACCTCCGCATAGTGGTCAAGTTGTTGTGTATCTCTCTTTAATGTACACATCTGTACGATGTGTGCTAAGTGTGAGTGGTGGTGTTCTGTAAGTTCTCCCCAGTTTTCCCAATCATACACGGGAATTGCATTATCCATATCACACCCTCCACCCGTTGCATAACTTGGTGCGGACATGAATAGACCTTGCTGATCTATCCAGAACCCCATACCAAATACGATTGAATGATAAATCTCTGGCATTTTTTAAAATGTTCCTTTACTCTCTTAATATAAACCATCTTCAACAAAAAAACTGCCAATAGTAGACACTTTAATTAGTGGCACAAGGCAGCTTGAATTTTTAATATTTAAATTTTATAATAAGGATAAGTCTGGGGTAGGACTTTCCAAAAACTTTCGTCACTGAAGCAGCGCAATTTTATTTTTATCTCGGTTTCATCAGATCTCGGTGTGCCAGTTGCCGAACTGTCACAAGACGGGTTGCGGTTCTGCCCGTTTCATGCTATATTATGTCATAGTGCGCGGTATAATCCGATACACCATATGTGTGAGTGCGTCATAATCTAGTGCGCGGATGTCAGCAAGCATAATGCATATATGCTAGTGTCTGAAAGTCGGTGCTTTCTCGTCTTGCATAATTCTCGTCGAGTTCTGCATATTGCGTGTGTGCATTCTCGTCGAGATCGTCATGTACTGATATCTCGTAATCCCACATGAACTCGTAGTCGTACTCCATGTCTAGTCGAGATTGTATTGTTGATTATATGATTATTATAACAAAATCTAGTCGAGATGTCAAGTGTTATAAGAAATCTAGTCGAGATTTCAACACACAATCTAGTCGAGAATTATAAGTCTCACATTAGTATATATGTTCTTATGCACAAAATTGTGTGGGTTCTGTAACATTCTGCGATCCTGATAGTTGACAAAGAGAAATCCTTATGCTATGCTCGTAAAGGTCACAAGAAATCGAAGCATTTATAAGTACTTAAATCTATATTCAATCTGCCCTCACTACATACAGATTACATACAGATTATCCACCACATAAAAAACGAAATAAAAAACAGTTTTATATTTATAAAGGTATTTAAAACATAAAATAAATGTTTTTATGTATCATCTTATACCATATTACTGTCCTTTGTGTGTATTCTGTTTGGGTTCAGAATAATATAGATGCTCATTAGATTGAGTTACGATTGTGTTGTCTTTCTGTCCTTTCCTTCTCTTTACATATCTCAACTCATGCCATTGAGAAACATAACATAATAGAAGTATATGAACATACTTATGTGGGTTATTCCGATCATACTGGCACTCTGGTTTCCGTCTTATACCTGTCTCAATCGTCAGATATTGCTGTGTAACTGGAAAACCTTTCTTCTCTGTCGTGGGTTCTGATACAAAGTAAACCCAACCTTCATCTTTTAATCCATGTCTCTCCCATATCACATAATCATTTACTTTTGGGGTGTAGGTCATTATGCGATTTGGGGGGTGTGTGGATTAGTTGTCTCTTACTGCCTTGATCTCTCTAGGGTTAACTCCGTCTGCAATTAGATTCTGAATAACTGCATCACATTGTGCTTTTGTAAGGTGTACTGCATTAACTGTATCTACCTCTGTGTATCCTTCGGTAGTTAATCTCAGTACCTTATATGTAGTGTTGTCGGGTTCGGGTGTTGTCATGTTCTTATGAAAAAAAATCGTCGCTTTCGCCACTCGTTACTGCAAGTATTATAAGTCATTTTAAGTAACTTGTCAACGATGCGGATTATAATATGTAAGATATACTAATACTATAAAGAGTATGAGTAGGATTGCAAAAAAGGTAATTACCATGATTATAGAGGGCAACGAGGATAATGTATTTGTGAATGATTAGGACTACAACGTAAGTGTTGTTGTATTGATGTTATAATCTGAACTACTGAGTAATCATCAACCTGTCCTAATTCTAAGTCGATTGCTTCGGGTACTAACTCATTCAATAGTTCTGTAAAACGTGGGTCTTCGGTCACATAGTTTGCAACCTCCACCATTAGTTTGTCAGTTAAGTTTTCAATGGTTTTTCTTGACAACATTTAGATTGAGTGGTTATAGTTAATTATAACAATTTCCACTCGTATTTGTCAACCATAGTGCCACAATGTTGACATCCTAACGCACTCCAACTGAAATGGAATACTGTGGCAACCTTATTACATTCTGGGCAAACGATTGTCTTACCATGTTTGGTTGCTCTGGTGTATCTATCAACTTTGCTTCGTGGTTTGATGCTTGAAAGTCTTAAAGATGTATTAAGTACTTCCTCTGTCCACTCCTGATAAGGTGTCATCAATCTGTCTCCTCTCTTATATCGCAAAACTGATAGTCATAGAACATATCATCCATATCATACATACAATCTCTGTAATGACCACGATTATAGAGTGCCATTGCTTCGTCTTCGGTTTCTGCTTCAATCGTAATATCGGCATAACCAGTAAATTTTTCTTGAATAATAAATTTTTTCATTTTAGTAACCTTTGATTCCTCCATCGCCATAAACCTCCTCCATTAGAATGTCATATAATTCTTTGATACCCTTAACATCAAAAAATTTGTCTGTAAGGTCATCAAGTATTTTTGATTGAGTGTCACTATCATAGTTTTTACTCAAGTCTCTGATTTCTTTGATGTAGTAGTTTTTGTTCATTGGTCGTATAGGGGGTAACGTACTTCTTTTTCAACTGCATCTTTCATAACATCATACATCGCAAATTCTGGGTCATCTAATTTGCAAGTAGATAGAATGTTAATGACCTCTTCCATCAGGTTGATAATCATTTTTTCTTTGGGTGTGGTTTTCATGTTGGTTTTCCCTGTATGTACTCATTATAATGGATTTTTAGGGCAAAAACATAGGTTGTGTACCAGTTTGTTCTCTGTCACATATCTGCGTGACTTTCTGTTATTTTAGGGTTACTATCATACCAGACAACAATTTCATCGGTGTTGTAGGTCAATCTGAGAGGAGCAAAAGTGTTCACTCCGATACATTTTCCTTACAAGTACACATTTTGTAGGTATTATCAATTCGAGTTGAAATTTGCTTCATTTCATCAAGATGATAATTGTCTCTGTCCATTTGATACTCATTAAGTGCTATCGAAATGAGACAAAGTTCATCTTTACTTAAATCTATTATCATAGTTTTAGTCCAGTAGTTTTTCAAAAAAAGTTTCGATCTCTTTTGGTAGGTCATTCATCATACCAGTATCTCTAAGTAAGTCATAGAGTTTGATTAACTGGTATTGTTCATCCCATGTAATTTCGTATTTGTTCATTTGAGTTGAATGTCGTAGTAAATGTTTTTAATTAAATAACCAGTTGCGGTTGTAATTTCATCAATCATATCGTCTTCGTCTTCTGCATCCCATACTCCGAGTGCTAAGTCTCGGATTTCGATTTCTTCATCGAATGTGAGTTTGTATTCTTCTTCGTTGAGATTACCATCGTCAAAGTCAAACTCAATGTCTGTTACGTTGAATTTCATTAAACCAACTCCAAATCAGATAGATTAAATTCAAGTCTATCGTCATCAGTTTCGGCATCATCATCACTAATAACAATAAGGTTATCCCAAATCTCAACAATAGTGCCTGATATAGGGCATAGTGTGTTGATTGTTTGTACTCTGTCGCCAATGTTCATTTGTTGTAAAATCCTATAGTTTGTGTAAGTTCTGGGTCATAGAGTCTCATTGAAAGTTCTGCGTTTTGAACGTCATAACCTTCTCTCTCCATCGCAATTTCAATAATGTTCCATATTTTGCAAAGTTCGTCATCTTCGAGGAATGATTGAACTGCGTAGAAATGTTCTGTGTTCTGATTCATAATTAAAACATGTGTAATTTTTTGAAGATGTGACCATAAGTGTATTCACTCATATCACAATCAATTTCAAAGTAATCGTTTGAAAGTTTGTTCTCCCATATATCAGCATAATCAATCGTTACCCAACTTGGTAATTCTTTTGTTGCTGTATCAACTTCATTACAATAGTAAAATGCAAAGTCTTGTCCTGTTTCAAAGTACCCTTCGTACAAATCTTCAAAGAGTTCAAAGTTGAGTGCTTTAAGGTCAAAGTATAATCCAAAGTTTTCAACTAACTCTGTACCATAGTCTCTACAAAGACCTTGATATGTTTCATAATGCTCTTGGAACTCTTCCTCTGAATAATTGTCAATGAAACGACACATATCGTTGTACTCCCAATTATAGTGACTATTATAAAAGTCAAGAAGTTCCTGAGTATCTTCTTCCATTTGTCCTGTTGGTTTTCTCATAAGGGGTGTTCCTTTGTTATACTACTATTATAGTCGAAGTAGAATCAATTTCTACCTCCTTTGTGACAGTAATTAAATTGTCTATTCGGGATAGACTTCTACACCAAAATGATTTACAATGACATCTTCAAGGTGGTCAATCTGTTCATCAAACATTATCTCTACCAGTTCCTCTATCAGTACTGGTGCTGTGTCAGGGTCATCTTTGATAAGTGATGCGATTTCATATATCATATTTGCCTTGCGTCTATCAAGGTCAGGATAGGCATCATCTAACCACTTGTCCATACCATCTGTTGAAATTGCACTCATTAGAAAAATCCTCCGTTGACTTCTGCGTCTTGTAGTTTCTCAAACACTTCGACTTGTGTTTCTGTTAACTCAAAGTCCATATCTCTCAATATGTCATAGAGTTTGATAATTTCATACAGTTCATCGCCATTAAAGGGAACTGTGACTTCAAGTTTGTCAATCATTAGTCTATCCACTCCACATATAAATTGATTGACTTTGGTGTTAATTCTCTATCAAAGATAAACAAATGGTCATCATCAAATCTATCAGGATATGTCTTTTTAATCTCATCTTCATTCTCAATCAGATATAAAGGAAAGAAAGGCATAAACTCATTTACTATTTCATCAAGAGTAATAGAAAATTTACCAGTTGCATATAACATATCAGATAGGTCATCTTGTAAACCCATCAACAAGTCTCTATCTTCGTGGATATACTCCATCAGATTGTTTCTTGAGATTTTTGCTTTTGTGATTGTTTGCATAGTGTCTCCTTAAGTGTTTTGTGAGATAACATCCCAAGTAGAGATAAAGTCCTCTAACCAGTAGGATTGTCTAACTGTAAGTTTATCCATAGTGTCAGCACCATAGAGTAGTTCACTCGCACATCTATGTGGTAGTTTGTTCTTGATTAACCAAGCATCGTAAACATCACATAGGAATAGCATTTCTTTTGACATAAGGGGTTTCTCCTGTGTTATACTACTATTATAGCAAGTCCAAGTCCTTGCGTCTGTGTATAGTGGACACCTCTTTATCTGTCACACCCATACTATCCACAAGTGCATCAACTTTGCTACCATAGTCTTTACCCTCTGATAAACTATCAAGGTAATCGCTACTATTGTCCACTTCCTCCTCAACAGGCACTTTGAATGTAACATCAAATGTATCTGTGAAGTCAGCATAATTTACTATCTCAACAGGGCATTGATCTAACCACTCTTGAAATCTTGCGTATGGTGTAGTAAATTTATATTCCATCTTGTCTCTCCTGTAAAAACTCTTGATAGATTTCATAAGAATCAACTCTATCTGCTACATAATCCTCTAAGATTTCATAAGCATACTCATCATACTCATCAATATGATCTTTGAGTTCCTCTTGCTTCATCATTGCAACATCACAAGTAACTCTGTGAATTGCAAATTCAAACAATTCTCTAGGACTCATATCCCCGATCATTAGATTAGCAAACTCACGTTTTAGATCGCCAAGTTGCTGTGGTGTTAATTTTGTTGAGTTCATTAGAAATCCTCCTCTAAAACATTACTTTTTCGATACCATCATAGGCATCTTGAATTGTAAATTCTACACTCATAGTATCAGTATAAAAACTTAAGTCTTCAAACTGACAGTTTATTTCTGTGTTATTCCTTAAAAAATGGAATGTAACATTGTCATAATATCCATCTTTTGAAAGAGAAATAAAATTA